GGGCGGAGGGGGTTTGAGGGTTACGGGGGTGGGGGTATTCAATGGTACCCCACACATTTTTTCAAAATTCCCCCAAATCTAATCCCCAACATATTGAAAAATAACCACCCCCACCCATCTTGACACCTGCCACAACATCCCGTAAAACAGCCACATGTACCCGACATCACCTGCGCCAATGAACGTTCCGGCACTGACCGGATCAAACCGCGATCCGGCCCATATCGGTGGGTACCCTCCCACGCTCCCCGTGGAAATTGCTCTGCGGGTTGCACCCCTGCGCGAGATATGTGAAGCCTACGGCATCGACAAGGACCAGTGGGCAGCATTGCGGAAAGACCCTGTATTTCAGCGCGATCTGGCAGCCGCGATAGATCATGTCAAGAAAGAAGGGGCGAGCGTCAAGCTGAAAGCGCAGCTACAATGCGATGAGTTGCTGAAGACGAGCTGGACGATGATACATGACTCATCTGGCGGCATCCCGCCGTCAGTACGCGCAGACCTCATCAAGCACACCTTCAGGGTGGCAGGCTTGATCGAGCCCCCCAGCGGCACGTCGAATAATGCGCCGACCATGAACATCCAGATCAATCTGTGACCTGATGGCCGAAACGATCAGCTACACGCCGCCGCCGATCCTGAAAGGGTTCATCAAGGAGTATCTGCCTGGTGAGCTGTTCTACAACTGGGTGATTGGACCCATCGGGTCGGGCAAAACCACCGCCATTTTCTTCAAGCTGGCCTACATGGCAGGACTACAGGCCCCGCAGGCGGACGGCATTCGCCGTACACGGGCGGTGATTGTGCGCAACACCTTTCCACAACTGCGGGACACGACGATCAAGTCGTGGTTCGAGTGGTTCAAGGACGGTCAGGCTGGCAAATGGCGTGCGACAGACAAGGATTTTCTGCTGAAATTCAATGATGTAGAGTGTGAAGTGATGTTTCGGGCGCTGGATACGCCGGATGACATCAACCGGGTACTGTCCATGGAGGTGACTTTCGCGATACTGGATGAATTTGTGCACATTCCGCTGGGGATTATGGACGCACTATCCGGTCGGTGTGGTAGGTACCCAGCGAGAAAAGCCGGAGGCCCTACAAACTGGGGGATGTGGGGGTCATCCAACCCTTCCACAGAAGATAATCCGTGGTTTGAGTACCTATTTAACGAGTTGCCAGAGAATGCGCGCTACTTTAAGCAGCCATCGGGGTTTTCGCCAGACGCAGAGAACATCGAGCACCTACCGGGTGGCAAGGAATACTACACCAACCAGGCGAAAGGGAAGTCAGAGCCATGGGTGAAGCAGTTTATTGAGTCAGAGTGGGGATTCAGCGCTGCCGGGAAGGCCGTGATCGGCACGTTCAATCCTGACATGCACATCGCCCGCACACCGCTGCAATATGACAAGACCCAGCCCTTGGTGGTGGGGTTTGACCCCGGCTTGGGAGGTAGTGCGTTCATCTTCGGGCAGGAAGACCTACATGGTCGGCTGAAGGTGTATGGAGAACTGGTGCAGGAAGGGTACGGAGCGCGGCGACTGATCGAAGAACGCCTGAGACCGTACCTGAGACGGAGGTTTCCGGAGGCCAGGATCATCATCGCACCGGATCCGGCGGCATCCAACCGAGGCCAGCGCGACGAGAAGACCATCGTGGATGAGTTGCGCAGGCACTATCAGGTCAAAGTGGAGACCAACAACCGCCTGGCACAGCGCCTGACATCCATCGAGCACTACACGACACGCCTCACGGATGTAGGGCCGGCATTTTTAGTGGATGCGGTGGAATGTCCCGTGTTGGTGCGGGCGCTCAAAGGTGGCTGGCGATTTGAGCTGAACAAGAAGACGGGGGACATGAAGTCTCCTGACCCCGAAAAAAATGCGTACAGCCACCCGGGGGATGCACTGGGCTATCTGGCAAGGTACTATGTGCGCCAGACCGAGCGGTCAGAGCGGTATGCCAGGATGAAGCTCCCTACGCCGCAGATACCTGCCAACCAGTACCACTTCCGGTAACAGATGCCCATGGCCACACCCGCAGAAAATCTCGACCAGACGGACGCTGTGGCAACCTTGCCGCAGGTTACGCAGGACATGCTGTCACCGATACGGGACAAGTACCGCGCGCTGTTCGACACGTTCTCCAATGACCGCTTTCAGGCCGAGCGGAGGTGGTTGCGTAACCTGCGGCAGTACCTGGGTCTGTACGACCCGGAGATCGAGCGCACGCTGGCCAACGGCCGGTCCAAGGCGTACCCGCGCATTACGCGAGTGAAGTGCCTGAGTGTGCTTGCACGACTGATGAATCTGATGTTTCCGGGCAATGAGCGTAACTGGGCGCTGAGCCCGGGGTCGGAGCCGGATGTCTCGCAGCAGGACGCCTTGCAGGCGATACAGGAGTTTATGGTGCGCCAGCAGCAGGCAGGCGTGCAGACGCCGCCGACCGAGGAGGATCTGCGCCAGGCGGTGATGGAGCTGGCCGAGAAGAAAGCATCACGCCTCTCCTCCGTTGTGGATGACTACCTGCAAGAGATGGGAGGCGACCAGACGCAGGACTACATCGCCGTCAATCGGCAGGTGGTGGCGTCGGGGATCCTCTACGGTACCGGTGTGCTGCTGGGACCATTCGCGCGAGAGCAGACCCAGACTCGCTGGCAGTTTGCCGGGCAGGTGCCGCAGCGCGTCACGGAGACCAAGTATAAGCCCCAGTTCGAGTTTGTATCGGTGTGGGATTACTTCCCCGACCTGAACGCCAAGAACCTTACGGGCGATGAGGGGTACTTCATCCGGCGCATCATGACCAAGCAGCAGGTGCGCAAGCTTGCCGACAGGGCAGGGTTCTTCCCGGAGATCATCAGGGAGTATCTGGCTGCCGATGGCGTGAAGGGTGATTACAAGCCCCGCCAGATCGATACTGAGCTGCGCAACCTGGGGGTACAATCCAACGTCAATGCACAGCCCAAGGAGTCGGGCAGATACGAAGTGCTGACATGGTACGGGCCGGTCGAGGTTAAGCACCTTCTGCTGGCGCAGGCTGATTTAGATCTGACGACCGTGGATCTGGAGGAAGAGATCCCGGGCGAGGTGTGGATGGTGGGCGGACGGGTCATTGCCGCCATGCCATCCCCATGGCATATTCTGGACGCGAATGTGCGCACCTGCCATACCTTCACGTTCGACGAAGACGACACCAGCCCCCTGGGGAATGGCCTGCCGGCAGTGATTCGGGACAGCCAGCTCTCCATTTGCGCGGCGACGCGGATGCTGCTGGATAACTGTAGCGTGGTGTGTGGCCCCAACCTGGAGCTGAATGTAGACCTGCTGCGGCCTGACCAGGATCTGACGAGCGTACATGCCTACAAGTTCTGGTACCGCGAAGGCATTGGGGCCGAAGCGCAGCAGCGGGCGATCCAGAACGTAGCCATCGACAGTCACATATCCGAGCTGATGACAGTCATTCGCCTGTTCATGGAGTTTGCGGATTCGGAGTCTTTTGTCGGGCCGGCGACGGGGGGTGACATGTCCCGTGGGCCGAGTGAGCCGCTGCGCACCGCCGCTGGGGCATCCATGCTGCGAGGCGATGCAGCACTGCCCTTCAAGGACATTGTGCGCAACTTTGATCGCTTTACGCAGTCTGTGATTCAGTCGCTGGTGTGGTTCGCACGACTGCTGGGGCAGCATCCTGACGCAGATGGTGACTACAATGTCATCGCGCGCGGGGCGACCAGCCTGATCGCCAAGGAGATTCGAGGGATGCAGGTCGATCAGTTGGCAGCCACATTGACGCCTGGTGAGATCGAGCATGTGGACGCGCGCAAGCTGGTGCAGCGGCGGTTCGAGGTTCGCGATATGGCGGACATGCTGCTCAGTGAGGCCGAGGTAGCCAACAACAGAGCCCAGCAGCAGCAGATCCTACAGGAGCAGCAGGATTTGCAAGCCGAGCACATGCGTGCAACCATTCGGGCTGAGTTGGCGAATGCGTTCAAGGACATCGCACAAGGGCAGAAGAACGTAGCGAATACTGAGAAGTTGCGGCAGGAAGTAACTGATACCATCCTGGCAGACTTGGCAGGCATACCGGAGAACGGCGTTGAGTAATTTGCATCAGAGTATTGAGGAGTTGACGCAGAAGGTGCGGGCGAACCGTGCCACGCCCGAGATGACGTTGGTTGCCCAGTGGCTGGAAGCGCTGGAGATTGATGCGGTGGAGATACTGGTGGGCTGCACAGTACAAGAGCATGATGCTTGCGCGGCGCGGGTTCGGCTGCTTCGGATGCTGCGCAAGAAGATCACAGAACCTTCCTTTGCAGAGCGACAAGCGAGATACGCAGGAGAGCAAGCATGACGAACGAAGTAGAGACTGGCGCTGAGTATGACGATGCGTTCGCGAAGTTCAGTGAGTCTGAGCTGCCGGCGCTGAGTACGGCCCCCAAAGAAGAGGAGCCTGCCGAGGAGGAAGGCGAGGGTGCTGCTGTAGCGGCTGCGGCTGAGGAGGCAGAGGCCCCCGGAGAGGAAGGCGAAGAACCGGTAGAAGGTGGCGAGGAAGGCGAGGAGCCAGCTTCTGCTGACAAGCCGGAGAAAGCAGAGAAACCGGCGAAGCCTGCTGGGGAGGAGGGCAAGCCTGACACTGCTGCCGAGCTGCTGAATAAGCTGGACGCACTGCTGGAGAGTCGCAAGCAGGAGCAGGCGCCAGCAGAGCCGGAGCCGAAAGAGCCCCCGGCACAGGAGCAGCCTGTCTACACGCCGGAGGAGCAGGCGTTCCTGGAGGAGTACGAGAACGAGTGGGGGGATGTCTCCAAGGCAGAATCACTGAAACGACGTGTTGAGTACGAGAAGCTGGTGCAGTACGTGTTCAACGAGGTGGCGGCTGTACTGCGCCCCATGACGCAGGACTTGCAGGCGCTGAGCCAGGAGCGGCAGAAGGCCCAGTACCGGCAGGTGGTGCCGGAATACGACACCTTGCAGACGGACCTCATGGCGTGGGCAGAATCTCAGCCCACCTACTTGCGCGCAGCATATCAACATGTTATACAGAACGGGACTCCAGAGGATGTTGCTGATTTGGTCGAGCGATACAAGCGTGACACAGCGGCATCTACTGAGGTAGAATCACCGAAGCAGAAGGCAACTGAGCTGCCTCCGTCCGCCAAAAAAGCGGCCCAGGCGTTGGCCCCAGTCAGTTCCAAGAGATCATCGGTGGTAGCGGCAGAACCGGACAAGAACGACTTCGATGGAGCGTTCGAAAAGTTCGCAGCTATGACTTAATCGGAACTACGAGGGCTGACTGATGGCGAATGTTACTGGTTACGGAGACATCTCCCCTGCTGTTGCAGCATGGGCAAATGTTCAGATGCTCAAGCGTGCGGTGCCTTACCTGCACTTTGAGCGCTTCGGGCAGACTTATGTGCTGCCCACCAACAGCACCAACACCGCCAAGTGGCGGCGGTACTTCCTGACTGGCGCTACCGGCTCAGCGGGCAATGGTAGCGGCAACTTCTTCGTGCCGGTCTCCACCACGCCGCTGACTGAGGGCGTGACTCCTGCCGGCCGCAAGCTGGCGAACGCCGACTACACTGTCACGCTCAATCAGTATGGGGATTATGTCACCATTACTGATGTCGTGCAGGACACCCACACTGACAATGTGCTGTCTCAGGCTACTGACATCCTGGGTGAGTCTGCTGCTGTCACCCTGGAAGTGCTGCGGTTCAACACGCTGAAAGCGGCTACCAACGTCTTCCGTGCGAACAGCGTGGCTGCCCGCGCGAATATCATCACTGCCCCTGACCTGAACGACTTCCGTCGGGTGTCTACCGGGCTGAACCGGCAGAACGCCAAGAAGATCAGTCAGGTGCTCGGGTCTACTCCCGACTACAACACCAAGTCGGTGGAAGCCGCGTACTTCGCCGTCTGTCACCCCGACCTCGAAAGCGACCTGCGGTCCATCAGCGGCTACAAGCCGGTGGCGGATTACGGCCCGCACACCTCGCCTATGGAAGGTGAGATCGGTTCGCTGGAGCAAATCCGGTTCCTGACCAGCACGGTGTGCGAACCCTACCTGGGCGCAGGCGCTGCTGTCGGTTCGTCAGGGCTGCGGTCTACGTCCGGCAATGTGGACGTGTACCCGATCCTGGTGTTTGGCCGCGACGCCTACGGGATCGTGCCGCTGAAGGGCAAGTCAGCCATGACTCCCATGGTGGTCAATCCGAAGCCGACTTCAGGTGACCCTCTGGCCCAGCGCGGCACGGTGGGCTACAAGTTCTGGACCGGCACGGTGATCTTGCAGCAAGCCTTCATGGCGGTGCTGGAAGCCGGCGCCACTGCGTGATGAACATGTGCCCCTCCCAGGAGGGGCGCACTCTACTTTGAGGCGAGGGTTTTGATATGGCTCTGACGACCAACACACTGGCTCAAACCGGAGGTGTGGCCAACCATGCTACCGGGTATGTGGTTACTGACTCTGGCACGGCTGCTGCGACCACATTCAATGTGGGCTTCAAGCCCCGCATGGTGCGGTTTCACAACCTGACGGACAGGATCAGTGACGAGTGGTATGAGGGCATGGCTGCTGCCAGCTCACTGCACACTGTTGCAGCAGGTACACGCACGTTGGAGACCACCAACGGCATCACTGTCAACGACGACGGGACGTTCACCGTGACTGCGGTCACTATGGTCGCCAGCAAGTCGTTTGCATGGGAAGCGGTCGGCTGACAGCATCCCCGGAGGCAGCCATGATGTATGGTGAAGGGACCGTAAAGCTGAAGCGTGCTGCGAATGGTTTCGTGGTGTGCTTCAGTGACCCTGAAATCGTTGAGTCCAACAAGAAGAAGGACAAATACGAAGACCCAGAAGTCGATATGGTGTTTACGGAGATGCCCAAGCTCATCAAGTTTCTGCAAGACAATCTGGAGAAATTGCTCCAGGAAGATGAATACGATACGGCGTTCATGAAAGCCTTGAAGGAGTAATGTATGGCGACAGAGCTGAAGTCCAACCTGAAGGCGCCCATCGCGGCAGACGAGGAAGGCCGAGTCAGGATCGTTCTTGAGGAGAACGACCAGATTCCTCCGACCGGCCTGTTCGTGGGGGACAACGGTGTGGGTTACATGCTTCGCCCCGGCGAGGAGATTGCAGTTCCTCCGGGGGTGTTGGAGATCCTGAACAACGCAGTAACGTCTGTACCTGTGGTGGACCCTCAGACCTTGGAAGTTATCGACTACCGCAGCAAGAAACTGTACCCGTTTAGCCGTGTCTGACCGACGTGACTCTACAGGAGCTGCTGGACGAGCTGAAGCAGGGGATACTCAGAGACAGCTCTAGTATCCTCTCCGGCCCTGCTGACTCTTTGTGGTCTGACGAGGCGTTAGTACGTTACATCGATGAAGCACAGATGCGGCTGGCCACTATTGGCCTTGTCCTTCGAGACGCTTCTACGCCTGCCGTCACACAAGTCAAGCTCTCTGCTGGCAAATCTGGATACACGCTCCACACTTCCTTGCTTGCGGTAATCTCCGCCCGATACGAGGGGGATGCTCGCGATCTGATCCGTACCGGGCACGCTGCACTATCCGCGTACACGCCGCCCAGCGGCGCGCTGACCTTTGACCCAGAGATGGCTGACCTGCCGCCCGGCAAGCCGGTGGCGTGGGCTAGTGATGAGCAGTTGGACATCAAGTCCGGCCTGTCTGGCATCATGCACTTGCGGGTTTATCCGGAGCCTACGGCGGAGTACACGGGCACAGTGTACTTGCGAACGATCCGCAAGCCTCTGGCGCCACTGTCATTGGACAATCTTGAAGCCTCGCCAGAAGTACCAGAGCAATACCACCTGAGTTTGTTGGACTGGGCGGCCTACCGTGCTCTGCGCAACATCGACAGCGATGTGGGCAACATCTCAGGGTCGAAAAATTTCCGCGAGCCCTTCGACGAGTTGGTAAGACAAGCCAGACGGGATACACTGCGCAAGTTGTTCGCGCCTACTTCGTGGGGATTCGGCCGCAGTGGGTTCGTTTGGGATTCTTGGTGAGGTGAGAAATGGCTACGCCAGAGGAAGAACTGCGGCGCCGACTTGCTGGGCTGGTGCAGAGCACGCCGGTTGTTCGGGCTTCACGGTCGGCGTCACAAGCTTTTCGTGAAGCAGGTGGTGGGGCACGGGGGCTGGGGGCTGGCGAACGGGCGTTTATCGAACAAGCAGTTATTCGCCCGCCGATTGAAGCCAGTGTTGCAGTAGCGCGCCCTATTGGCGAGTTTCTGCAAGGTCTTGTTGGCGGCGCGCCGGCACCTCCTGATCGTCGGGCAGGCGCACAAGCACCCCGGCTCCCGTCATTGGTGGATGTAACGGCAGCCACACCGCCTACGCCGGCACAGCCGACAGCCCGTCCGCCGCTACGCCCCGGACAGACTGCGCGTCCTTCAGTTACTCAGCCGCAACGTGCTACTGCGTCTACGTTTGGCATAGACAATGTGCCGCAGGGGGGCGGGTTTATCTCGTTCGATGAGCCCCTGCGGGCGTCTACCCTCCAGCAGATGGCGCCGCGCTTGCGCGAGCAGTTGGAGCAGACAGGCGCGATACGCATTACACCCGAGCAAGGGCGCAGCCTGGCCAGTCAGGCGACTGTGGTGCCGTCCAGCTTCTTTACCGGCGGTACTGGCCAACCAGCCGCCGTGTCGCCGGCACCACAGACCGTCGGACCGCAGCGCAGCCAACTGATTTCTGATCGCAGCCAGGACTTCGATACTCTGCTGAAGGATCTGGTCAGCCAGGCCACCCGCGAGCCCGGCTCGTACGGCGAGCTGTTTCGGCGCCGTGGGGTACTGGACGCGCTGAACCAAGTGGCCGGTGTAGCACAGGGGGCCGGCACAAACCTCACGCAGGACATTACGAACCTTCGTGACGTGCTGCAACGGCGGAGAGGGGATGATCTTACAGCAGAAGCACGAGCAGCAGAGCGTGGCGTTACTACGCGCGGGCAAGATTTGGCATTCGAGAGCGGGCTGTTGCGAAACTTGGTAGGAGCCCGGAATGTAGATGTACAAGCTGGAGTACAGCGCGAAGGGCAGCAAGCCCAGCTTACAGGTATTCGTGAGCAAATTAGCTCTGCCCAACAGATTGCAAGAGATGCGCCGGTTCGCGCGCTTCAACAAGACGCAGAGGAGCAACTGCGGAGGCAAATTCTTGTCGGGATTAATCCTGACGGCACACCAATGACGCCGGAACAACGTGAGCAGTATTTGGTGCTTCTAGCACGAATGAGTTCAGCGTCTCCTCTGTCGCAGCTTTTGGCGCCTTGATGTATGGCTGTTGCACCCGTCACTGAAGGCGAACGACTCCGGCGGCTTATCGAAGCCCCTATAGCTGTTGCACCAGTATCTGGAGCGCAGACTGTCGCGCCTGAAGCACCTGGCCCGGGCAGTGAGTTTGGGCGGAGCTTCCAGTCTGTACTGGGTGGCACTGTTGGTGGGATAGGGCAGATTGCAGCAGACTTGCCCGGTGTTGGCCCAGACAATGCTTTGCAGCGATTTGGCCAAGAAGTACAGGCGCGAAACGTATCTGGGATACAAAGCCTGTCTGACATCGTTGAGCGACCTGTTTCTGCGTTAGGGTCTGCGACAGGTAGTGCTGCGGGCTCCGTTAGTGCCATGGTGGGTGCACGGGCGATTGGTGGCGGACTTACCAGAGCGGCAGCGTTCATACCACATCCGGGTGCAAGGGCCGTCGTTGCCGGCGCTGGACAAGCTATCTCAAGGTTCGGGCCCGCGTTGGCGCTGTTCGCACCTTCGTTCTTCGGCATACGCCAACGGCAGATCGCCGACCGGCCAGAGGCAGAGAGTGACCCTGGGGCGATATTGGCCGGTGCTGCCGGCGGTGCTGCTATGGCAGCAGTTGAGCGCTTGGGCGGCGGTGAGCGCCTGGCCAGTATTCTGCTTCGCGAAGGCAGAGAAGGGCTTGCAAAAGAGGTTGGGAAAGCAGGTGCGCGACAGGTTGCAGCAACTGGCGCACTGCGCAACTTGGTCACCGGTCCGGTAGGCCGGACGGCACTGCGGGCAGGACTAACGGAAGCAGCAGAAGAAGCTGTCCAGAGCCCCATCGAACAACTGGCTTCCTTCCAAAATCCCTTGACGCCTGAGTCTCTGCAAGAGACTGCGTTCCAGACAGTCATGGGCGCGCTGGGCGGCGGCGGCATAGGTACTGCGTTCGGAGTGCTGACCCCTCGTGGGAAGGATACGGTTGATCCTAGTGATGTCTCAGACAAAGACATTACGAATGTAGTGGATGGTGCG